ACCAAAAAAGGTAAAGGCGGAAGGCGCGTCAACAATTGCGTGCCAACTGGCAAAGGCAAGACCAAAAAAAGCCTCAACATCTGATGGCATCTGCCTTGAAATTCGAGAGACCCGGTGCTCTCTTTGTGGAGTACCGGAAAGCTCGTGAAGGCCCTAATTCCTATCTGGTCTGGGAGCCACACAAGTCATACATCTGCATGACTGGCGCTGATGTCGTCAGAGAAACGAAGTGGACAAAAGGCACCGAAACTGGTGCTGCTCTTAGAGCATGGATTCAATCGGTTGAGGAGGTAAAAGACGATGCAATCACGTTGGGAGCCGCTCCCTGAGCAGCTCCATTCCTTTCCCAATTTCGTTTGCTATCTGCTCCGGGAGCAGGGCTTGGCCTCTACACCAACCAAGCAGCAGATCGCGGTCGCCAAATGGATGCAAGACGGCCCACACCGTTCTCTTACCGTTGCGTTTCGTGGTCTCGGGAAATCCCTGCTGGCCAGTTACTACGCTCTTTACAGGCTTCGGATGGATCCTGAGGAGAAGATTCTCATCGTCTCTGCCACAGCGTTGAAGGCTACTGACTTCACGCAGTTCATGCTTCGAACAATGGCTGAGGTCGATATTTTGAGCTGCCTCCTCCCAGGCCCAGAAAACAGATTTTCCAATGTCGCCTTCGACGTATCCCCTTGTACCGTCGAACAAAGCCCCTCTGTACGAGCATTGGGGGTAACTGCGCAGACGACTGGACAACGCTGTACTTGCGCAATACTCGACGATGTTGAGACGCTCAGCAACGTCATCACGCAGCTGAAGCAGGAGCGTGTCGCTCATGCTGTCACAGAGATGGAGAGCATCATTAAGCCAGACGAGGGGCAGCTTCTGCCCCGAAAGATATTGTATTTAGGCACGCCACATACAGAAACATCTATTTATTTAAGGCTGGTTCGTGAACGCGGCTACGCCAGTCGATACTGGCCTGCTTGTTATCCAAAAGATCTTGATCCATACGAAGGCAATCTTGACCCTCAGATAGAGGCAGAGCTAGATGAAGAGCCTGGTTTAGTAGGTGAACCTACTGATCCAGAAAGATTCAGTCACGAGGATATATTGCAGCGCCAAGCGTCAATGACGAAGGCTAGTTTTGAGTTGCAGTTTCTCCTCAACACGAGACTTGCAACACTTGACCGCTTCCCTGTGCGACTTGGCGATCTTGTCGTCCTCGATCTCGATGGATCAGCATTACCTGAGACTGTCGTCTGGTCGAACTCGCCAGATCAGAGACTCCAAGATCTCGTCTGCGTTGGAATGGGCGCAGATCGCCACTTCCATAAGCCTGCTTTTACGAATGGCTGGATTGAAAGGAAGGATGCGCGAGTTGTCATGTCCGTTGACCCAGCAGGTCGCGGGCGTGATGAGCTGGCTTGGACGGTTTTGGCGGAATACGGCGGTAATTTCTACTTATTGGAGAACGGTGGCTCGACATTGGGCTACGAAGACACCGTTTTGGAGCATTTGGCGAAAACAGCGAAAAAATGGGGCGTTAATTACGTAATTGCTGAGGCAAACATGGGCGATGGCATGTTCACTGCCCTGCTCAAGCCTCACATGCTCCGTCATCACCCCGTCAGTATTGAAGAGGTGAAGCACAGCATCAGAAAAGAGCACCGTTTGTGCGACACGCTTGGCCCAATCATTCAGCAGCACCGCTTATGTGTTCTGTCGAAAGTCCTTAAGCAGGATTATCGGTTGCTGGATGAAGATCCAGAGCACGGCTACTCACACATGCTTGCTTGGCAGATGAGTCGTCTCACCGCAGAGCGCGGTTGCCTTGAGGCGGATGACAGAGCGGACTCATTGGCGATTGCTCTGGCCTATTTCGTGGAAGCCGCGGCCCAGGACCAGATGCGCACCCAGATGGAACGCGCTGCCCAGACTCAAGCCGAGGATATGGAGGCTTGGATGTCTGAGCAGACCGGAGCTATCGACTGCCTTGCTTTGGGATGGCGTCCGCAGGTGAGCCAAGCCGGTGCGCACGGGGGCGTCACACAACTTTCTGTTTAAGCGGGACAACCTTGTCATCCATTTCAGAGAAGTCGAGCTTGCCGGCCAACTTCTTCAAAGTGGATCCTTCAGAAGGTATGGCTGTGACGTTGCTGTTTTTCAGCAATGCCAAAGCACTGGTGATGGCCTTGCGGTCTCCGTTCTGGAGATCTTCCATGACCTGATCAATTACGAGGTCGTGGATCTGGCTCAGTTTGTCTAGCTGGTCGCTCATTCAGTGACTGGGCTTCTATATGCAGCTTAGGTAACCTTGCAATATCTACGCCCCTGCAGAGTGCTTCCGCTGCCGCCTATTGATGAGCGATTGGTGGCCGCAATGGCCGCTGAATTTCCTGATCGTGCTCCAGATCTTGATTGGAGCGACAAGGAGATCATGTTTCGCGCTGGTCAAGTTGCCGTAATTCGGTGGATGACCAAGAAGCATGAGGAGCAACAAGAAGACCTTCTCACAACCATGGAACTAGGAGGGCACAACTGATGTGCATGGGTGGAGGCAGTCCTGCGACGATTACGCAGCCGGATTACAACGCTTACAACAAGCAGTTCGATCTGCAAAAGGCTGCAATCGATCAGTCAATGTCGAACAGCACTCTGCTGATGCAGCAGGAGTTGCAGAATTCCTTGCGCGATCAGTCTGATCTCAAGACGCAGATTTCAGAGATCAAGGCCGCAAAAGCAGCAGACAGCGCAGCGTTGGATGAAGAAGCCAGAAGGCTCACTGCGCTGGTTGGCCCTCCGCCGCCAGCTCAAGTTGCGTCAGCGCCTGAAATTGGCGTGCGCGAGCGAGGGATCAACACCCGTAAGGGCAAAGCGTCTCTTCGCATTGGTCGAAAAACTTCAAAAGGCTCTGCCAAAGGCACCGGCCTAAACATCACCTAGGAGAAACCTCATGTGCATTGGCTCGCCTCAAGCTCCCACCATTCAATACGTCGGCCCTTCTGAGGAAGACATTGCTCGTAATGAAGCATCGCTAGCTGAGTACCAAACGCAGATTGCAGATCAGCAGTCAGCGTTTCAGGCGCAATTACAGCAGCAAATTGATGACGCAAACTCTGCAACGGCTGCATTGCAGACCCAGTACGCGGCAGACCTTGAAGCCTTGACTCAGCAGGGTGCAGATCAAGTGGCAGCTGCTGAAGCTGCAGGAGCTGCGCAAACTTCCGCCGCTTCGCAGCAAGCACAGCAGCGAGCCATTAACGCTCTGACCGTTACGACGCAGCAGACAGAGGCAGCCATGCCTCAAACGACTGCATCAACCAAGAAAAAAGACCAGAAGCCAAAGAGCTTGAAGATCTCTACTGCAGGGGTTTCCAACGCTGCTGGCTCTGGCGTCAACCTCGGGATTTGAACTATGTGCAGCGGAGGAGACAACAGAAGGCGTGAAGCCGAAAGGCGCCAGCAAGAACTGAACGATGAGGCTGCGCGTAGGCAGGCGCGGCTAGATGAACTGGCTGCGCAACGCACGCTTCAGGCTGCTGAACAGCAGGCCTCGATGGCTGAGCTGCAAGCACAGCAAGCCGATGCAATTGCAGCTGCAAATGCTGAAACTGCTCGCCTGCAAACAGAGCAGGTGGCCAGAGTCGCAGGCATCGAAGCGCAAAACAACGCCAATACGTTGGCGGTGCAGCAAGAAACCGCTGGCAGGGTTCGACGGCTTGAGCGTGCTGGCAATGTCGCGTCGGCGTCATTGCGAGCAATGGGCCAAACACAGCCAAAGGCTCCAACAGCTCAGCAGACCAGGCGTGGAGCGAAAAAAGGCGGAGCACGCAGTAGCTCTGCGGGCTATTCCCGTGGCTCTGGTTCCACTCGGGGCACCAATCTCTCGATCTAATGAACAAAACAGCAGCGCAACGCTACGAAGACCTTGTTTCTGACAGGGACTACTACCTCAGCAGGGGTCGGGCGTGCGCTCGGCTGACCATTCCGTACCTGATTCCGACCACCTCGGATCCAGTCCCCGACACCAAGGAGACGTACGCAGTTCCGTGGAACGGCATTGGCGCCCGCGGTGTTTTGAACCTTGCGAGTCGGATGCTTTTAGGGCTTTTGCCCCCGACACAGCAGTTCTTTCGGTTCTCGCTGGATGACGCAGAGCTGAAGCGACTAAACGTGCCGCCGGAGCAGATCACTGATTACGAGCAGTCACTCAGCCAGATCGAGCGCCAGGTGCTTAGGGAGATCGAGGCCAGTAATGACCGTGTGGTTTTCCATGAGGCGCTGCTGCATCTCATCGTTGGCGGCAATTGCTTGCTGCACATTGCTCCAGAAGGCCTGCGTTGTTTTCACCTAAATCGCTACGTCTGTCAGCGAGACCCGATGGGCAACCCCCTCGAGGTGGTGATTTGCGAGCAGCTGGCGATTGAAACACTCCCGGAGAAGATCCAGGAGATGGTTCGCGCGAAAGACGACGAAGATGATGTTACTTCTGGTCTTATTGACGACATCGTCAATCCTGTACCTCGCCGCGACAACGGCGACGTTGTTCGGATCTATACGCACATCAAGTGGAGCCGGACGCAGGGCAAGAAAGGAACTGTCAAATGGCACCAGGAAGTAAACAACAAGGTCATCCCCGGCAGTGAGTTCAGCAGGCCTGAGGACGTAAGCCCCTGGCTGCCGCTGACCATGATCCGCAGTGATGGCCAGCAGTACGGAATCAGCTATGTCGAATCAGCTGCATTGGCTGATTTGCAGACCGTTGAAGCTCTCTGTCAGGCCATTGCAGAAGGCAGCCTGGCCAGCAGCAAGATTCTCTTCTTGGTCAAGCCGTCAGGCGTTACCAAGGCAGCCAATCTGGCCAATGCGCCGAATGGTGCATTCGTCACTGGTGATCCCAATGACGTAATGGCTCTGCAGGTACAGAAGAGCACTGACTTGCAGGTAGCGATGCAAGGAAAGACGCAGATCGAGGCCAGGCTGTCGCAGGCTTTCATGCTTGCTGACGTGCGTGACTCTGAGCGCACGACCGCAGAAGAGGTACGCCTCACTGCACTGCAGATTGAGAACAGTCTTGGCTCGATCTACAGCGTGCTGCAGACGACATTCCAGGTTCCTTATGTCGCCCGCAAGCTTGACATCTTGCAGCGCGAGAAGAAGCTTCCAAATCTTCCGAAAGACTTGGTCAAACCTGTCATGACTGTGGGTCTCGCTGCAGTTGGTCGCGGCAATGATCTGGAGCAGTTGGTGCGGTTTACCACCACCCTGGGTCAAACAATGGGCCCAGAAGGTTTGCAGACTTATGTAAAACCTGCTGAACTAATCAAGAGACTTGCTTATTCCATGGGCATCGACACTCTCGGCCTAATCAAAACCGAAGAGGAACTTGCTCAGGAACAACAAGCTGCTCAACAACAGGCTCAGCAGCAGATGCTTATGCAATCAAAGCTGGCTGATCCAAAGAACCTCGCTGATGCTGCACAAACCGCACAGGAAGTGCAGATGACAGCAAATGACCCTGAACAACAACCCCAATGAGCCCTGAACTTGCGCCTTCCGCAAATGTCACCCCTCAACCTTTTGTAGAGGGGAGTCAGCCCGACACTTCACCGCAGATCACAACACCTGAAGGCATCGAGGGGATGGTCGCCCCTGGTCAAGAAAACCTTGTGGAGCAGTTTGCTCGTGAGCAGGAAGAGGCTCAGCAGGAAGAGGACATTCTTGGAAAGTTCAAATCACCGTATGAGCTGGCAAAGGCCTACTCAGAACTGCAGAAGAAGCTGGGGCAGCAGTCAGGAAAGCAGCCCGAGGAGACGCAACAGGCTGAGCCTGAGTCAGCGCCGCAACAGACGGGCTCATACACAGCGGAGCAGGCCGCCGAGGCATACGGAAAAGAAGCCGTGGCAAACCTGGCTGAAAAAGGTTTGGAT